GATGAAGACGACGAAAATCCAGAATACATTCCTGACATCAAAAGAGTGACGCCTCGCTGTTGTGAGGAAGTTGAAAAGTATCAAGCTGTGTTTCTGGTTATGCCAGACACTTGGACTGATGGCGACACAACTACGCCTCCAAAGTGGTGCATCAAGTGTGTTGACCCAGAACATGGCTTTGAAAGCGTAATAGAAGTTCGTCAATGCCCATTCTGTGGCGAACACATGCCTGAGATTATTAGGCCGTTGGTCAAATCAGATCGGCCTATTTGTGCATGTAGCGACGGCGGATATTACTGTGACACATGTAAACAACGATTGATGTGTTGCAGTTGTTTACGTCCAGATAAAGCTTGGGGTCCGAACGCTTACGATCCAAAATTTGGAGACGACAAAATTTGCGAATGCGGGCATCCGTATTATCGTCATTTTGATTCTTATGAACAAATGAGAGCGGTTGGTTGTAAATATTGCGATTGTCATGTCTTTAAGGAGCCAGACGAACGCAAATAACAATTGCACAATATCATAACAAACGATAATATATCGTTTGTTATGCACCATTATGTAATGAATGAATACGTTCACCCAGATAGAATTCGACAAGATGGCACTCGATGGACCGTGGAATACGAGCCTGTAGAGAAAATTCCCATCATTCAAGGTTCTTTTGTTGGGTCTATATACGATGGGACAGATGTCTTCTGGTTTAATACCAGCAATGGTCGAATACTGGGAAGCTCTGCTGTTTGTGGTTTAGTAGACCATTCAGTTGGAGTTATTATCGCCATATATGATCACAAGCCGGATGAGGAACATTACTTATGTGTTTCTTACGAAGCTGGACACATTGAAGAGTCTCACAAAGTAAATTGGATGCAGGAGGGGTTTTGATTTCCGCAAATGATACAACGATTCTGGCAATGTTAAGTCGTTATCCTGATATTTCTATCGAAGAACAAAACGAATACATCTCTAAACTCGAACACGAGGAAAATATACCACTCTGTTTGGCCGTGACAGGGAGAGTCGCAAGAGAAGAGCTAACTCCATCTGCCAAGATTACTTTTGATGAATTTTCAAGATGGTCTGTTGACAAAACAAGAAGAACTAAGACAGAACAAATTTCAGACCGATATCGTCAAAAAGAAAACAGAACCACTCTCCGAATGATTCAATTGCATCAACAGGGGAAAGTCTCTGATGAAGTAATGATGATGTACGGGATTTCAGGAGACCTGCCAGACAGGCGAGCGTACATTGGGCTTACCGAAATGGAGAAACGAGCATTGTGGGAAGAGCGAATGGAGAATCGTTATGGCCCACGATGGAGAAGACACATCAATACTCTTCCTCCAATGTTCTGTGAAGCTCAATTTGGGACTCATGACTGGCAGCACGAAGGGTTTTGAGAGTTTTTGGTCTAAACCGGGATGACAAACACGAGTTTGATCCCTATAATCAAGCGAGTTGAAAGGAAACTCGATGGACCCCTACAAAATTCTCGAAGTCAGCCCGAATGCTTCACAAGAAGTCATTTCTGCCGCCTACCGTGCATTGGTAGTTTTGCATTCCAAGGATGAGCTTCGAATGAAGAAGCTCAATGGTGCCAAGGATGTTATAGGCGATCCTGACAATCGTAAAAAGCACGATAAAAAATCTATTGATGTCAAAAAAGGAAAAGTTGTTGGTGAATATCGCATCCTCGAAGAGATAGCCGAGGGCGGATTCGGGAAAACCTACAAAGCCGAACACATCACCACAGGATGTCTGGTGTGTATCAAGCACGCCAGCGAGGTTTCTGATTCTGACACAGAGATGCTTTTGGATGAAGCACGTTCTGTTTGGGATTTGCGACACTGGGGAATCCCAGCCATGCGAGATATCATCAAAATGCCTGACGGTAGTTTGGCGTTGGTCATGTCTTATGTTCCCGGTCCAACGCTTGCTCAAGTTCTGGAGATGCCAGAGTACAAAGACGGTCTTGATCCAGAACATGTGGCTTGGATCACCGAACGCATTCTCAACATTCTCAAATATCTTCACTTGAACGGAGTGGTGCATGGGGATGTCAAACCTCAGAATGTTATCATCCAACCATCTCATCACACTGTAGTTCTTGTGGATTATGGACTTTCTTGTGTGAGACCCACTAGCAAAGACGGAGCAAAAGGTTACACTCCTTACTTTGCCGCCCCAGAACAAATAGAAGGCAAGGTGCCGCTGCCAGAATCAGACTTTTTCGGTCTGGGGATGTCAATGATTTTTGCTTTGGGAGGAGATGTGGAATACGTCAAGGTGCCCGGCACGACCCCTGACGCCATGTGTGCTCTAATCAAGAGATTGTTGAAAAGAGATCTTCTGTCTCGCCCAAATTGGGCGAAAGAAGATTTGTGTGAAACCATTCAAGCTGTCAGAAAAGCCGACTTCGGTCGAGGTGTTTCTGGCATGAAACCACTGAAGTTCTAAGGAAGACGTTCATGGACAACAAGGCAGTTCACATCATTGGCGGCGGAACAGTCAGCTATCTTGGCCAGCACTTGGCAACTTGTGCCCCGGCTTATGGTAGCACCGCTCGCAAACTTTATGACATTTGCTCAGGTCATTTTGAGAAAATGGACATTCAACTCCATCTCACAAAAATGGCCAATGCTGGTCGAGGAGATCTCGAAACAAACGATGATGTCGAACGTCTGGTCAACAAGCTCATTGCCGACGACAAGACCAAAGTCATCTTCTTGAATGCTGCATTGGTTGATTTTGGCCACTTCTGGGATCACAGATTCGGCGAGCGATACTCTGCTCGTGAAAACAAAGAGATCACCATTACTTTGTCGGCTCTTCCAAAAATTGTAACGAAGATTCGACAGCGGCGGAAAGACATCTTCTTGGTGGCATTCCGACAGACTTGCGGCATGACCGAGGACGAGATGTATCTCTCCGGTTTGGATTTGTGCAAGACGGCTTCGTGCAATCTTGTTCTGGCAAACGACAAGAAGACCAGAATGAACATGGTAATCACGCCAGAAGAAGCTCGCTACCATGTGACCAGTGATCGAATGGAAGCCTTGGTCGGCTTGGTCGAGATGGCCAAACTCCGTAGCCATTTGATGTTCACTCGGTCAACCGTCGTCGAAGGCAAACCGATTCCATGGGATTCTGAGTTGGTTTATCCATCCTTGCGTGCAGTTGTGAATTATTGCATCCAACAAGGAGCATACAAGCCATTCAATGGTGCGACGGCTGGACATTTTGCTTGCAAACTGGACGAGAACACCTTCCTCACGTCCATTCGAAAAACCGACTTTAATGATCTGCCCAAGAATGGGTTGGTCAAAGTCGTGACAGATGGTCCAGATAGCGTGATGGCTTATGGGGCCAAGCCTTCTGTGGGCGGTCAATCGCAACGCATCGTGTTCAATGAGCACAGTGAATATGATTGCATTGTTCACTTCCATTGTCCGATTAAGCCGGACAGCAAGGTGCCAGTGGCCTCACAGCGTGAGTTTGAATGTGGTTCCCATCAGTGCGGACAAAACACATCAAGCCAGTTGAAGGAGTTCGGTAATTTGAGTGCTGTTTACCTCGAACAGCATGGGCCGAATATCGTATTCCACCATTCCATTAAGCCTCAAGAAGTGATAGACTTCATTGAAGCTAATTTTGATCTTTCCGCCAAAACTGGAGGCTTCGTAAGCATCCGTAGTCGGCTGGAAACCCCGTCAACCGAACTTTCTTCTGTGTGATGAGTTGTGCCTCAAGGAAGATCTTTTAGGAAGAGCCGTGAATGTATTTCACGCTTTCAAGAGAGAATATACTTTGAAAGGGAAATAATGGAGGAGATTTTCTGCCCAGTTTCTCATCAAGGTCGTCAAATCAAAGAAATTGAGTTGAAAGTCTTTGATTTGATTACTGGTCAACCCGGAAAACAGAATGTTCGTGTCATTGAAACCTCTGAGAAAAGATACGAGGTCAATCTCGGATCAATTCGATATCACGTTCTGAAGAGAAATCCTGAGTGTGCCTGCTGCGGAATTAGAATCACTCGTTGTTATCTGGAACATGATGTT